CGACTTCAACTCGTTCTGCTTGCGGCTGTAGTCGTCTTGGCGAAGCCACCCGCCTTTTAGTTCGGGTTCCTTTGCAAAAAGGTTGTCAATGAGCGTCTTCTCTTGGGCACTGAGCGCAGAGTAAATCCCTTCAAAGGTCTTGACTGCCATCTCCCTTGTCCTTCCTCGCTTCCCTCATCGGGCTCCGTCGAGGCTACGGGCTGCGGGTGTTAATGATTATCCGGGCATCTGCCCCGGCATCGGAGGTAACTGAGGTTGCGGTGGGGGTGCGCCTGCTCCAGCCGCCGGAGGAGGACCTGCCATTCCCCCTGGCTGAGATTGAGGCCCCTTTTGCTGCGCCATTGCCGCTCCGGTCTTCAAGATGGCGATGGCTCTTGTTGCATAGGTGCGGAACGTGTCGTCGTTCACACCCATTGCAATTTTCTCGATTGTCGAAACAGCCAAATCGATTTGGTTCTTGCCCACTTGCTCTTGAGCTTGCCCAATTGCTGAACCGAACCCGCTGCCGCCTGGAGGCCCCATTTGGGCCTGGGCTTGTGGTGACATCGGCGGTCTGTCGATTGGAGGCATCAGAATTCCGAGTTCCCAACCTGCGTTTTGCCGGTCTTCACGTTGACACTCGTGCCACGCGGTTCAACCGTGGTCATATCGCCTTCGTCAATGAAGGTTCCAACGGCTGCGAACTCGCCCTTCTTCATCTTCGGCGCCGAAGTCGCATCATAGTGACCGCCTACTGCAATGGGTGCGGCCATGCCCTTTCCATCTTTCATGTGATTCCTCGTCGGATGGTTTGCTTGAGTTAAGGGGAGAGCTTTTGGCCCTCCCCCACTTGCTGCCGGTCAAAACCGGCTAGCTCCGATTAGCGCCGTACGTGCTTGACACGGGCCTTCTTGCCACGCTTGGTCTCGAACATGGGATGCTCCTTTCCGGGTAGTTCGCCCTGGGTTTTATTTCGCCGGTGTTCTGGTTGCGGCCTCTCACCGCTGTACTGCTGGCGATCCCCGGAATGGATACCGGAGGTCTAATGCAGCAAGTAGTTAACTTGCCTCATTGAGCAAATGATTAAACAATTGTCCGAATGATTTCAAGCGAAATCGTAAAGAGAAAATTATTTATGGTGTGCCGCTCCCGGCTTTATGCCAGCAGCAGCCGCCGCAAGCGCCATCTGCTTTGCCTCTTCCGCAAGCTCTTCATCGTTCTCTTTCTGGTCTATATTCCAATCTGGAACAGCGATGGCAAAAAACTTCTTGCGGCTCAAATCTCGATTCTTTCTCAGTCCGGCCGCAATCGAAATACGGTCCTGGCGCTGGAATCCGAACAACGATCCCTGCTCGCATTCAAAGCCGAACTTACGGACGTGCGATTCAGAGTTCACACCTTCAGGTATCAAACTTCCCGGCCTATCGTCGATGTCCTCTTTCGTTAGTCCATCCATACCGAGAGTTTCAACGCGCCTTGCAGCGTCATAGAACTGTAGTGCTGTTCCGGTCCACAATTCTCCAACTTCATTCACGCCCGTCTCAACGTTTGCGGCTTTGAACCTGATTGGTGTTGTCTTCGAGAACTGAATCTTTTCGAGTGTGTCTCCACCTGGAACCTGCTTCTTCCCGAGAGCTTGATTAACAGCATCGGTCCCTGAGTTCTCCTTGATCGTCCTTCTGAGCATCTCAAGCACTGGCAGTGGGTAGTTTCCAATATTTGGAGGAGCCTGCCACGTCGGACCTGTAATGGCATTCGAGTTGAAAGAGATTTTCAGGTTTGGCTTGTTGGCGTCTATAGCCTTCAATGCGTCTGGGTGAATAGCCGATTTTGGAGCCATCAAAGCCGGTGCTAGTGCTCTCTTCACAGCCAACAACAATCCCGACATAATCTGGTTCATGATGTCGTTTGTGTCCATCCACGGCTTCAATACACTCAAAGCGTACTGCTGCCACGGGACCGAGTGAAGACCCATCAAAACGAATGGCCTCTTGCGGTGGTAGTAGGGGTTGGGCTCATCGTATAGGGTCACTTTGTTCGAACGAATCACAAGCCTCCCACGAGGATAGAGCTTCTCTTCTGGTTTAACCCAGTATCCCCACGGTGCGCTGTTTGGGCTCTTTCCATCCCCAGGCCCCATCCATAATGTGTTGCGGCTTTCATTGATCGAATCGTCGTTCATCCAGAACTCGACTACTTCTGCCTCTGGATACTTGCTTCTCGCGCTCGACGCCTCAGACCCTCCCATAATACGTTTCCAGCCGGAATTCAACTGCTCAAACAATTGCGGCATGACCGTTGGAGGAACCTGTGGCTCAACACCGTAGGTGCTGTAATCTTCCTGCGGACGAACGTGCTTGCCCATATTCGGATAGGCTCTCTTGATCCAGTCGAGCGTCTCCCGGCGCCGGTAGATCACCATCTCGTCTTCTTGAAGATCATGAGGTCTTGTAGGCCCAAGCCGCATCAGGGCCTTGGGGTTCAAATGCTTCATGGAGATGTCGGCGTCACACGCATCCCCGCTCGTCCCTCTGGCAAACCGATTCCAGTAGAGGAGGACCGGCGAAGTCGTGAACATTCCGAACATTGTCCAGAACGCAAGCGTTTGATTGAATTTGTCCCTGCGAGCCCAACCCTTGACCATCGCATTCAGAATCTTTGCGGTCTTCGAATAATCACCAGCAAACCCAACTTCCGAGATATGGAAGATCGGCCTTACATCGGTGAGCAGTCCTATCGTCTCCCAAAAATTCGAGAGAACCTCGTTCGACACCGGCTTTGGCCTGTAATTGGGGAGTTTCTCGCGCCATTGGATTCCGGCCAGATAATCGATAGCCTCATCCATTGCCTTCAGTTCTGGAGTGGTCTTTTGGCGCGCAATTCCCTCGCTGAAACAGCCGTCAAGGAAATCGGCCATCTTGGAATAATATTCCAACAGATAGCGGTCTTCTACTTCAGGAGTCTTAGGAATGGGAGCTTGAAAGTCTGCCATGTCGTTTTAATCGTATCTCTCAACAGTTCAGTTTGCTACGAAAATCAGAGCCAGTTGTTCTCAACCACATGCTTGATTACGCGCTCTGCCCACAACTTTGCGGTCTCCCCCTGGTCGCGGGCCTTCTCGACTACGGCACCGTAAAGACTTCCCAAGTTGATTAGTACGGCCCCCGGATTGCGCCCCTCGTAAATCGCAACGTCCTTCTTCGCTTCATCTGCAATCAACTTGGCGGTTTCAAGTTCCATCGAGAGGTTGTAGACCAACCCAAACAACTCAGATGCGCTTTCAGGCCGCTTTCCCAATAGTTCCTTCATCCGTTGGAGATCCGCTTCGGGAACGATCACTACCTCCCCCTCAGCCAGCATTTGAATCAATCCAGAGACCGTTGCGTTTCCCCTGTCTCCAAACTTAGCTTCAAACTTTGTCTTCGCGGTCGGCGGTACAACCACTTCCATCTTGACGTGGTTCGGCTGGACCATCACTGGCGGCTTAGACTCTTCGTACTTCACTTGCGGGTTCAATCCAAGGAACGCTGCGGTGTCGTTCCATGAATGGCTACTGTTGGCCGAGCACACTAGCTTGCGATGTTCGGCGTTGACCTGTGCTCCGCATTGCGGGCAGGCATAACGGGTTTTTACGATTGGCACTTTCTTTCCCTCCTCATTCCAAATTTTAGAATTAGTGTTTCGTCGTTTTGTGATAAGGGCAGCGGCAATGAAATCCCAATCGACAACTGCAATCTGGTTCGGCGTAGAGATCGAGGATTCTCTCCTGTTCCGCAACCTTGCCTTTCACTTTGTCAGACCAATCTTTATCCACACATCTTTCAAGATCGGATACCGTGATGTTCCGGTAGTAGTAGTTTCCATCCCGCATACGGATTCCACCCTTGACGCAGATGCACCACTGAGCGGAGCAGCCTAAATCGTTAGGGTTCTCCCTAAAGCCAGTAAATTCCTTCCAAGTCACTTCGCCGGGGCCATTGCCTTGGAAGTAGTTCTTCCAATCGGTTTGCTTGCAGGTTCTCCAAAATCCACGTAGCCGGTAGAGCATTAAACCGAACCAGCCAACCTCAACTTCTTCGCCGTCATGATAAATCACAGATGCTTCCATATTTCCTCCTCACTGGTATTTCCAAGCCTCCGCATCGTTCATCACTTCTTCGCCGTCATGCCGCGACTCGTATTCCGCTACGCTTTCGGCATTAATCAATTCAGTAGGAATGCCTTCCTCAAACATCTGCTGCTGTGTGCCAGGGCGATCATGAATCGGACTAAATCGACTATTCTGAAAGTCTGATGGCACTCGAACAGTCTTCTCAACCAACTCACCCTTTTCATTTCTCCGCTTCAAAACCAAATCCGCCATCGCTCCGTGTTCGTTGACGATGTAAGAGCCGATCATCCTCTTTGAAAACTTCTCGGCCTCGAATGGAGAGCTTGATCGGTACTGCTCAACTTGAACAGGCATTCCCTCGAATATGACCCTCTTGTAGACGATGTAATTGTTTTCGTCCTTCTTGCCTTCTACTGGCCGTTGTCGCCGCTCTTCGAACTCACCTTCATGGCCGCAGTAAAGAGCGATTATAAATGCCATCACAATATCGTCATGGGCACCTTCTCCCTCCGCGCCATCCTCAGTGAAGTCTCTCAACTCATCGATCAAATACTTGTTACGGATGAGCACCTGATTGTCGAGCATCATCTTCGACATGTGCGCTATCAGAGTCCGCTTAGATTTGTAGTCGGTCCACCATCCAACGATGTCAGTCATGAAGTGCTTGAGGCGGTCCATGCGCTTGAACCGATAAATGTTTTCGTATTCGTAGTCACGCATCAGACGAGTGTTGGTTGCCATGCCAAAGGAATTGACTTCGACAGCCGCAAGAGCTTCGTTGTAGTACCAGCAAAGAGCAAGCACAATGTCTGTAAGGTTGTACGGGTCCATGTACCCATGCCAACTTGCAACCTGTTCATCGAGTTGATGGCCGTCACCGATCTTGATTACTTCACAGCAGGAATAATCCGCACCTTTCTGCCCTAAAGCAACATCGGCGGATACGACGTATCTAGCCCCTGGAATCCGCTTCTCCCACATGTGCAAGCGGTTTTCGTTCTCCGGGTATGACGCCTTTTTAACAAGTCCAAGCAATTCCCCTTTATCGTCACGCGGATTTATTTCCGTCATGTGGAGATGCGGCAACCACTGAGTAAAATCAAAACTGATTTCTCCAATCCATCTTGGTTCTTCAGTCAATTTGCTGTAGCGGTTGATGACCCCTCTAGGAATTGCGGAGATGATTGCGTTTTGGAATGACACTTCAGCGGTGACCGGATACTCTTGGTCGAAAATCATATCGTCGCCGTCAGTGGCGATGAATTCCTCCTTCGTCTTTCGCATCCAGTTGATCGTTTCATTCGATATAGTGATGCCATCTTTCTTCTTTATCTGCTCAACCATATCTTTCTCTTCGAGAGTCAGTGTAAATGCTTCTCCCTTTGGGATTGGTAGTGAGTAGGTCTTCGGTCTCCGATAGAACGGAATGAAGATCGGATGCCAATCAACCGATCCAGCCTCTGCGCGTCTCCACAGGTTATGCCACGCATCGTTACGTCCATTGGCTGTTGATCCCATGACGTAGAATCCGTCTTTAGCAAGAAAGGTACGAATGAGCGACTTTGAAAGCTGTGACGAATCCTTCCAGTGAGCCAACTCGTCCAGCATCGCGCATCGAAAACCCTTACCTCGACCAACACCTGAAGGTCTGTTGGCATTGTCTGCGTACACCCAGTTCTTCAATCCTGGGCGGCTTGTTCTTAAATTTTCATCTGGCTCGTCAAAGCAGTACACCTTTCCATTCTCGTGCTTCATGACTCTTGGCTGCATCCACCACGGCAGGAATGAGAAAGCGGACTCGTACATCTCCATGTTGTACTTTGCGCCGTCTTCATCCTGAGACACAAAAACTGTGTTGGTGTGCTTATACCGAATTACTGTCTTGTGAAGGAACTCGCCAACCATATAGGTCGTGTATCCCATGCGGCGAGCTTTATCGACAATTGCACGAACACGCCCATACTTCTTCTCCAGTTTTCTCAATTCATCATGGAGAATTTCTTGGCTGTCAAAAAATGGGTAGAGACCTTGGAAGCCTTTGTCTTCAGTTCGGACGGCGTAGTAGTTAGAGAGAAAATATCGAGTGTCAATCAGGGAGTGGTAGCATTCACCATCGATCCATTCATTATCGGCAGAGGAAAGCGAGGCTCGGGCTTCATCATCCCCTATGTTGCCGGCCCGGTACTTCTGCCGGTGCATGTCGAGGATTTCTATGATCTCTCCAAGGTACTTGTTCGCCCGAATGATCGACATACTAGAGCCACCCGTCGAAAGCGCCAGCGTTCATCAATCGTCGCATTTCTTTTTTCCAGTTTTTTCCTTCCCCCATGCTGCGACCGAATTTGCTATTCACTTTCATGTGGGCCATTTCATGAAGTAGGGACAGTCTGGTTTCATTGACATTGAGGTCATCCGGCAAGAGTATTGCCTTTGGGCACGGATGCCCTGCAACCTTACCCCCATAGCAGCAGAGTCCGTCTACGTCGTCATAGCCGCCAAGTCGGGTTATTTCACGCCTCGGAAGAAACATGAGCAATACTTCTTCAGTTGGAGGAATGGTGTTTCCAAAATGCCTATTGCGAAGGACTCGATAGTCCCGCATCAAGTCGATGATTCGCAACTCTGCGATGGTTGGAGTCACCATCTTGATGCGTTCTACTTCCGACTTGGAGAGTTTGGATACCACTATTCTCCCTCTTCGTCTTCGCCGTCTTCATCGTCGCTGCTAGGAGGATCTTCATCGCGGTCCAGATACCCAGGCACAGCCGCTACTTCGGCAGGGAGCAAGTTCTCTTCTGCGGCCCTCTTTCTCAGCCGGTCCATCCTCTCTTCTGTGGTCTCCGCTGTGCTCAGATTGGCTACCTGATTCGTCTGGTTCACGTTGATCTCCGCAATCGGCTGCTTTGGTTGCTTGGCGACAATAATGTCCTTTACGATGCGGCTGGCCTCAAGGCGCGTGGTCTTGTCGTCCTGCTTGACGATCTTCTTCTTCCCAGTGTTTGCGTCGTTGATCTCGACCAACTCAGTCGCCTCCAAGAGTCCGACCATGCTGTTTTCGAATGCCGGCATCACCCTGAGAATTGATTCGTTAAGACGAAGCTCAACTCTCCCAGATTCATTCTGCCTGTTGTAGCTTTCGATCTGGCGCACGGAATCCTTGACGGTCTCGACGCTCACGCTCTCAGACTTGGCGATAGCCTTCAACCTTTCAGGCTCGGTCCCGGTGAGCGCCTGGAACTTCACAAACCGCATCAAGTGACGCGGGTCGCGCATGTTGTGCTTAGAAAATGCAGTCGCCATTACTTGCCCTCCGGTTCACCGCTCAAGTCAGCAAGCTCCTTGAGTCGCGCATGATCTGCTTCGCGGGTTGCGGCCTTCATCCTCTCCTGAGTTTCAAAGTCCGCAGCCTGGGTGTCTCTTTCTTGTTCGAGCACTTCCT